ACTACAAATGTTACCGCTGCTGGTGCATTGATGGATAGTGAACTTGCATCCATCGCAGACGTAAAAGCGTTAGACCAGTCAGTGGTGTCGGGTGCAACTCCAACATTCACTACAACTAACTTTACCGATGCAACGAACAAAAGGTTTATGACGGATGCGCAGGAGACAAAGTTAGATAGTGTCGAATCGTCTGCAGACGTAACGGACACCGCCAATGTAACCGCTGCGGGTGCATTGATGGACTCTGAACTTACTTCAATTGCAGACGTGAAGGCGTTAGACCAATCCGTAATATCTGGTGCAAGTCCTACGTTTACTACTACGAACCTTACTGATACAACAAACAAAAGGTTTATGACTGATGCGCAGGAGACTAAACTCGATGGTATCGAAGCATCTGCAGACGTAACCGACACTGCTAATGTGACTGCAGCTGGTGCATTGATGGATAGTGAACTATCTTCTCTCGCAGATGTCAAAGCATTAGACCAATCCGTAATTGCAGGAGCTGCACCAAACTTTGCAACAACCAATATGACTGATGCGACCAATAAAAGGTTCATGACGGATGCACAAGAAAGTAAACTAGACGCAATAGAGGCATCCGCTACCGCAGACCAAACCGATGCAGAGATAAGAGCGGCAGTAGAAGCGGCAACAGACTCGAATGTATTTACAGATGCAGACCATTCTAAACTCAATGCGATTGAGGCATCCGCAGACGTTACGGATGCAACTAACGTTACTGCCGCTGGTGCATTGATGGACTCGGAGTTAACATCTATTGCTGATGTAAAAGCATTAGACCAATCTGTTGTATCGGGTTCAAGTCCTAACTTTGCGACTACCAATATGACCGATGCCTCTAACAAAAGGTTTATGACAGATGCACAAGAGACCAAGTTAGATAGCGTAGAATCTAGTGCAGATGTAACTGATACTACCAATGTGACTGCAGCTGGTGCGTTGATGGATTCAGAGTTGGCATCTATTGCTGATGTAAAAGCATTAGACCAATCTGTTATTTCAGGAGCAAGTCCTACATTCGGTACTGCGAATATGACCGATGCCACTAACAAAAGGTTCATGTCAGACGCACAAGAAACTAAACTTGATAGTGTTGAATCATCTGCTACTGCAGACCAAACTGCCGCAGAAATACTAACCGCAGTCAAAACTGTTGATGGTGCGGGTACAGGATTAGATGCAGACTTGTTAGATGGACAACACGGTTCATACTACAGAATTGCAGTATACAACGCAGCGGGAAGTCTTCTAAACTAGAAGTATAAATATAAGGTAATAAGGAAAAGAGAATGGCGAAACCACAGTCAAGGAACCAACTCATAGACTATTGTCTTCGTAGATTGGGTTACCCTGTAATCGAAATAAACGTAGACGATGAACAGATAGAAGACCGCGTTGATGATGCGTTACAAATGTTCATGGAACATAATAGTGAAGGTAGTTCAAGGATTGCCCAATTCGTAGAAATAACTTCTACTGATATTAGTAACGGATATGTCGACTTGAATACTGCATTCAGTGGTGTATACAACGATAGAATACTAAGTGTAACTCGTGTGTTTCCTATCAATGACTCAACGTCTTCAATAAATTTCTTTGACCTCAAATATCAAATGAGGTTGAATGACCTAACTGACCTTGCAACAGGTATCGGTGACCTTGCCTATCTAGAACAGATGGAACAGTATCTATCTACAATTGATTTGAAACTCACGGGTCACCCTCAAGTAAACTTCAATCGTATTGATGCGAAACTCTATATCCAAGGTGACCTTGGTGCAGGGGGAGAACTCAATGCGGGTGATAAGATTATGGTAGAAATGTTTGTCTCTACAGATGCATCACTTGCGAATGTATATAACAACGTTTTTGTCAAAGAGTATACAACTGCATTACTGAAACTACAGTGGGGTGAGAACCTTGTCAAGTTTGATGGTATCACATTGCCAGGCGGTGTCACATTGAATGGTCGGCAATTTATAGAGGATGCAAGGGGAGAGTTAGAACAAATAAGAGAGAGAATTCTCAACGAATATTCTAATCCGCCTCAGTTCTTTGTGGGATAAACAATGGCACTCAATAAACATTTCAGATACAATGTAAAATCTGAACAGAACCTTGTAGAAAATCTCATCATAGAATCACTCCAGTTCTATGGACAAGATGTGTATTATCTACCTAGAGAGATAGTCAATCTGGACAAAGTGTTCCTAGATGATGTCCCTTCACGTTTTGGTCAGGCGTACAAGATTGAAATGTATATTGAGAATACTGGAGGGTTTGAAGGAGACGGAGAACTATTCTCTAAGTTTGGTATCGAGATAAGAGATACTGCCACCTTTGTTGTTTCCATAAAGAGATGGAAAGAAATGATTGGTCGTAGACTTTCCGAAAATAATTATAGACCACGAGAGGGTGACTTGATATACCTTCCGTTATCGAAATCCATATTCCAAATCATGAGGGCGAATCAGTACGACCCATTCTTCCAAGTGGGTCAACTACCTACATTCAAACTGAACTGTGAGTTGTTCGAATACAACGACGAAGATTTCGATACTTCAATCAAAGAAATTGATAATGTTGAAAAAGACGCCGCATTCCAATACAGTGTTACATTAGACTCAGGTACAGGATTCAAGATGGGAGAGACAGTACAACAAGTATTCAGTGATTCTATCTTGCAGGGTGAAGTAACTCGTTGGAGTGACTCGGACAAGGTGATGCACGTCGCACATGTTGGTTCTAACTCTGGTAAGTTTACAGAAATTAGTACAAACCATCTTCTCAAGGGTCTAACAAGTTTTGCATCTGCAACGCCCACACTAGTAAAAGAATTGCAGAAAATTCAAGCGGATGCACAAAACGCATTCTTTGATGACTTTGAGGCAGACTTCTTAGACTTCTCAGAGACTAACCCATTCGGAGATATGTCGTAATGTTTGGTACTCATTTTTATCATAAGAGAGTTAGAACTGCGGTTTCCGTATTCGGTTCTCTATTCAACAATATACATGTAATCAGAACTAACAGTACGGGAGGGGTTATATCTCAAGTAAAGGTTCCTCTTTCATACGCACAAAGAAGAAATTTCTTATCTCGAATAGATGAAATGGAACAGGGTCAGGACGCGGAACGTAAAGTCGCAATCAAGTTACCACGTATGTCATTTGAGATTACTAACATGGTCTATGATGCGGCACGTCAACTACCTAAGATGAACGCATTCACTTCTGCAGTAAATAATAGTGTAAACACAAGACAAAAATTATATTCCGCAACACCCTACATCGTATCTTTTCAGTTGAATGTATATGCAAAGAACCAAGACGATGCATTACAAATTGTAGAACAGATACTCCCTTACTTCTCACCATCATATACTGTGACAGTAAAACCCTTTGCCGACATACCAAGCTTGAAGGAGGATGTTCCAATCAGTCTTGGTAGTGTGGTGATGTATGATGACTTTGAGGGTGAGTTACAGGCGAGAAGAACTATAGTGTATTCCCTTGACTTTGATATGAAAATATTGTTACATGGGCCCGTAAATTCAGATGGAGAAAAAATTATACGAGATGTTCGTACAAATTATTTCTTACAGACTGCAGACTCAGACCAGTATTTACATACCACAGTACAAACACCCGACCCTAACACAGTGAGTGTTGATAGTGACTACGGATTTAGTATAGAGTACTTAGACGAACAGGCATAATAATGAGTGAAGAAAAAACTATAAAGGCGGATTACGAATATTCGCGTGATACATATTATGAGTTGATAGAAAAGGGTCGAGAGTCATTAGACTTGATGATTGAAGTTGCGCGTGAGAGTGAACACCCTCGTGCGTTCGAAGTATTATCAAATATGATAAAAGGTATCGCAGATGTAAATGATAAGTTGATGGACTTGAACAAGAAGAACAAGGACATCAATAAAGAAGAGATTGTTCAGGATGCTAAGACAGTAACTAACAATCTTTTTGTAGGAACAACAACAGACCTACAGAGACTGATACAGAATGAAAGTAAAGTGATAGATGTTGAACCAGAGAAGTGACACATATCTCGGCAATATAAATGTCAAGAGAGATGGTGT